AGGCAGGGTTTTTCAGCACAAAATTTGGCTGCTAGAGATGCAGTAAGCGAAGCGGTTAGAAATACGCAACAAAAAACATTGGTTATTTATCCAGGTGGGTTTCACCCATTCCACCTAGGTCACGCAAGTGTTTTTGACCATCTAGCACATAAGTTTCCAGATGGTGAGGTGTACGTAGCAGCAACCGATACCACTACTGAGCGTCCATTTAAATTCAATGACAAGAGTTTCTTGGCTAACCAGAGTGGTGTACCTAGAGACAGGTTTGTTCAAGTTAAAAGTCCGTACAAGGCAGAAGAAATAACAGGAAATTTTGATCCGGATAACACAGTTTTAATATTTGCAATTAGCGAAAAAGATAGTGACCGTTTTGATTTTTCCCCTAAACAGTCTGGCGGAGCAAAGTACTTTCAGCCATATAAAGAAGGCAGAAAAAAACCATTAAGTAAACATGCCTATATATATGTGGTACCTAAAATTGATTTTTCTGTGGCAGGTAAAACAGTTGATAGTGCCAGTAAAATAAGGCAAATGTATTCCGCCGGTGATGATAGTGTACGGGATAATATAGTTAGCGATCTTTATCCACTTGCAAAAGCACCCAAAAAGATTAGAACAATACTTGATAAAGTATTAGGTGGTATCAACGAGGCTGATAATCCTAATTATTTTGGATTTGGTGGTGGCAGCCAAAGTGCCATACCGGGAACACCTCCTGATCTAACCCCTCAACCAAGTAAGGAAGACATACTTCAACATAAGAAGGAAATGGCTGAATTACGTAGGTTTATGGGCCATAAATGATAAGAAAAGTACCAGTTTTACCATTCGAATGATAAATATTATTGACATTGAGCACCAGTAATATATACTATGCTACATGTCAACGTCAGTTTCTCGCTGACATTACATCTAAGTTAATAGTTTAGTAAAAGACAAAGTTTTTAATAAGGAGAAAAAATCATGTCATCACTAGCAGCAATCCGTGCCAAATTACAGGCACAAGAAAATCGTAGTCAACAAAATCAAGAACGTAGTCAGGCTGATAGCGCCATTTATCCATTCTGGAATATGGCCGAAGGTACCAGTGCTACTGTGCGTTTTCTACCAGACGGTGATAGTTCTAATTCATTTTTCTGGCGTGAACGTAATCTAATCAAGTTGCCGTTTGCCGGAGTAGTTGGATCAAACGATAGCAAGGAAGTACAGGTACAGGTTCCATGTATGGAAATGTACGAAGAAAATTGCCCAATCCTAACAGAAGTTCGTGACTGGTTCAAGGACAAGAGCCTTGAGGATATGGGTCGTAAGTATTGGAAGAAGAAGAGTTACATTTTCCAGGGTTTTGTACGCCAGAACCCACTGGGTGATGACAAGACTCCAGAGAATCCAATCCGTAGGTTTGTGATTAGTCCACAAATTTTTGCAATCATCAAGTCCAGTCTAATGGATCCCGAGATTGAAGAATTGCCAACTGATTATCTACGTGGTCTAGATTTTAAGATTGTTAAGACCCAGAAGGGTGGATATGCAGACTATTCAACAAGTGGATGGGCCCGCAAGGAATCAGCCCTAACTGAAGTTGAACAGGCCGCCATTGAAGCACATAGTCTATTCAATCTAAAGGAATTCCTACCTAAGAAGCCAACCGACGCAGAAAAGCGTATCATCCGTGAAATGTTTGATGCAAGCGTCGCTGGTCGTCCATACGATCCAGAAAAGTGGGGTGCATACTACAAGCCATGGGGTCTACAGATTAGTAACCCAACACGTAGCGAGGCTGCTGAAGAGCAACCACGCCAGGCAGCACCACAGCCACGTAAGGCAGTAGAGGAAGATTCAACCCCACCATGGGAAGAGCAAACTCCAGCCAAGGAAGTTAAAGTTTCTGCCGCCGTTACAAGCGGTGATAAGGCACAAGACATCCTTGCTATGATTCGTAGCCGCCAAAATAAGGCAGCCTAATAGTAGCAAAAATGGTACCGGATATCCTCCGGTACCATCTACATAATGGAGTAATAAAATGACACTACCAGACGAACGTTACCGTGCGCTTAAGCAAGGTAAAAAATTATTGGAAGAATTATGTGACCCAGGTAAAACACCACGTGTACCAAGTATTGTGCGCCAACGTGCACGAGGTGTCCTCCGTCACTATCCCAACGATTGGGAATTTGAAAAGTTGGCAAAAGATAGTCCAGAACTACTTAACACAGAACCCTATTCTGTGTATACTGCCAGACAAGTAGCAAATAGTAGGGGATAAAACGTGGTAAAACCATTCGATGTAAGTAAATTTCGTAAAGATATTACAAAAAGCATTGAGGGCTTAAGTGTTGGTTTCAATGATCCCACCGACTGGATCAGTACCGGCAATTATGCCCTTAACTACCTTGTTAGTGGAGATTTTAATAAGGGTATTCCTTTGGGCAAAGTTACAGTATTTGCCGGTGAAAGTGGCTCAGGTAAAAGTTATATCTGCTCAGGGAACCTAGTCCGCCATGCACAAGAACAAGGTATTTACGTAGTTCTTGTTGATAGTGAAAATGCACTAGACGAAGATTGGCTTAAAGCCCTAGGTGTGGACACTAGCGAAGATAAGCTGCTAAAACTTAATATGGCAATGATTGATGATGTTGCTAAAACAATTAGTCAGTTTGTTGTAAACTACAAGGCTCTACCTCCAGAGGATCGTCCTAAAGTACTATTCATTATTGATAGTCTAGGAATGTTGCTAACTCCTACTGATGTAAACCAGTTTGAGGCTGGTGATATGAAGGGTGATATGGGTCGTAAGCCTAAAGCCCTAACAGCACTGGTGCGCAACTGTGTTAACATGTTTGGCTCACTAAACATTGGCATGGTTGCCACTAATCATACATATGCTAGCCAGGATATGTTTGACCCCGATGATAAAATTTCAGGCGGACAAGGGTTTATCTATGCATCAAGTATTGTAGTTGCCATGCGTAAACTAAAACTAAAAGAAGACGAAGACGGCAACAAAGTAAGTGAAGTACTTGGTATCAGGTCAGCATGTAAGGTCATGAAGACACGTTATTCAAAACCATTTGAAAGTGTTCAGGTTAAAATTCCCTATACCACTGGCATGAATCCATACAGCGGTCTACTTGATCTATTTGAAAAGAGTGGTTTACTTAAAAAAGAGGGTAATCGTCTAGCATACACTTCCCTAGATGGCGAAATTGTTAAGCACTTCCGTAAGGGTTGGGAAACAAATGACGGTGGCTGCCTTGATCTTGTAATGTCTGAATTCGGCAAACAAAAAATAAATAATAAAGTTCAGGAGGAGCGAGAAGAATGAGTGTTAGCCTAGCAGCAGAAATTTGGAATTTAGTGCGTGATGCGTTGCCGGAAGAAGATGTAGAGCAACTTGCAGATGGTCTAGTTGGCATTTTGGTTGATGGCGGTTTTGACTTGGATGATATCCGTTATGAATTCAGCGGCGATAGTGAAGTTGAAACTGCTATTAAGTGGTATGCTGATGATGTTGAGACCGATATTGAAGATGCGGATGACTACGGTGATGGTGGAGATGAAGACAGTAATTGGTAATTTACGTAGGCTAATGTGAACTGGTACACACAAATAACACAAAATCTGGCAGTATTGCCAGATTTTATTTCCCACTTTGAAGATGAATTACAGGCTGCTAAGGCAGAATGTGGCATTAAGGGTGTGGTTGAAAAAAATATAGCCGCGTTACCAGGGATAACCGAACACCGATTTAATCAATTACAAGTCATTGAGGCAGTTTTAAATTACCTCAATATACAATTACGCAAAACTAGATCCCAGGCATTTAAAAAATATCTTGAGGGTTATAATAGAGCATTGACTAGCAGGGATGCTGAACGCTACTGTGATGCCGAACAAGATGTAGTAGACATGGAAACTCTAGTTAACGAGGTTGCACTCCTGCGCAATAGATGGCTTGGTATTATGAAGGGTCTAGAGGCCAAGCAATGGCAAATGGGGCATATTGTTAGACTAAGAACTGCTGGAATGGAAGATATTACAGTTTAACTAAATATATTTACAATGGAAGAGTACGGCATACGTTGGAACGGAGATGATAGGTGCTACGTTGTAGTAAGGTGGGATAATCCACTAAACCCAGTTACAGGCAGCGTAGTTTACAAGACCAAACGGGAATCCGATGCAGAAGTTTGGATCCAAAAAAAGTTGGCCGAAGTTGACAAAAAACATATAAAATAGTAAAGTACTAGTTACTATACTATACCACAATATGGAAATCACTGAATACAGCCGTNTGTATTTTAATCGTGGAATGGCACACTGGGAAGTACCAAAAGATTTTGCGGAATCAATTGGAAACTACTTCCTTCACGGTCTTGCGCCTGGTAGTTTTTTCAGTGCGTTACTAGCAAATGATATGGCTCAGGCAGTTAGTCATAGCCACCCCATGAATTCTTTAGTTACGTTAAAAAACTTATTCGGCTGGCTATGGAGTACACAAACCTATGGTTTGGCATGGGGTAACCACCGTATAGTAGAAGATTGGTTATTGTTGGACGATACTGCCAGACGGAATGCGCTTGAAGGTAAGCGACTTATATATACAGAACAGCAGGAAATACTTATGGCACTAAACGGCGAAGACACAGGCGCACCAGTGTTTTTTATGTCATAATTTGACAATAAATCCATTTCCGTATATACTGTAGTCATACAAGATAAACGGAACAAGTAATGCAATCCACGTATACTGTCCATATGGTAAACTTTGGCATGAACAAGGGCACCTACCCCACTGTTGAAGAGGCTATTGCTCAAGCCAAGGCACTTGGTTTCGAATGTGCTATTTGGGTTAACGAACCCGGTAAGCGCCCCCTCCACCTCTGCAACGTCAAGCCCTACTAAGGAGCAACCATGATTTTCGTGGTCTACCACTGTAAGTCTGGTGAAATGATTAAGACCTTTAATGCCGAAAGTTCTGCAAAGCGGTCTACCACCTGTATGAACCGTAATGCCGGCTCCAAGGAGTACTGGTACTGTTTTGAGGAATGGTATTGGAAAGAAATCCGTAAGTCCGTGATGGCAGTCCAAATTTGACAATAATTAGATTCCATAGTATACTGTATCCATAGTAGATAGACGGAGCAACAAGTGTCAAAGACCCTTAAAATCAAGTTCTATAGCGACCCTGGCCACGGTTGGGGCGCCGTCAAGCGAAAGGTACTGGTTGATCTTGGTATCGCCAGCCAGATTTCCCCCTACAGTTACCAGAAGGGTGCCACCGTTTACCTTGAGGAAGACTGCGATCTGCCCAGGCTGACCACCGCCCTGTCCGCAAAGGGTATCTGGGTGGAACATATTGCCAAGCATACCGACCGCCGGAGCGCCATCCGTTCCTACGAAACCTACACTGGTTGACGTTAAATCGGTTCCATAGTATACTGTATCCATAGTTAGATAACGGAGCAAGTAATGGCTTATAAGCGTCCTGACCCCGTAATGGTCTCCACCACCACCGTTTTTGCGGCTGCCGCTGCTGCCCACCGTGTCAACCGTGGTGACTACATCAAGGGCAACCTTATTACGGTAGATGGTGAGCCTCCTGCGTTTACCAGTAATCGTGAACTGGTTGCATCCTTTATGGCCGAGCCTGACCGTATCCTGGAAGAGGATACCGTTCTTGGTGAATCTGTACGTACCCACTTCAAGGGTCTTACTTTCAAGATGCTAGGCGGCAAGATGCTCAATGAATTTGAGCAGAAGGCCCTCCAGTATGCCTCATCCGAAACTATGGATGAACGTGGTGCTGCTATCGTTGCCGCCCTGCCCAGTGCATATGCCCGCGATCTTAAGCGCCGCTCGGTTGAAGACCGTATAGCAGATTGCCTGCCCCAATACGTTGGCCCTGTAGGATCCAAGGTCAAGATTACTGGCGAAGTTGTCCGTGCCGTCTATAGCAAACAGTGGAATACTTGGTTTGTTACGGTGGTAACCGATGACAATCTGGCGGTGTTTTTTAGTTTTGGTCAAGCATACGTTGGTGATAAGATTACCGTGACTGGCAAGGTCAAGGCCCACCGCCCTGGCTACCAAACCCAACTTAACTATACCAAGACAGTCCAACAGCCGTGAATACATATACTGCATGGATACGGGATAGCCGCACTGGAGCGGTATTCCAGGTACATGTACAGGCAGCCACCGTGGCCGAAGCCCGTATGATCCTGGAAGGTCAGTATGGTTCAAGTGCCATATTTACAGGACCCGGTTGACAATAAATCGGTTCCGGTATATAATACATCCATTGAATAGATAGGAGTTAATAAATGTCCCAAGTACGTATCCTTCGCGGCGAATACCATGACAAGCCTGTTGCTGGCGTGTTCAGCATGGTCAAGCCTTACAAGGACGGTAAGCGCGGCGGTTTCATTACCGTGGAGAACGACGGCAGCGCCGCTCTGGCTAACGGTGGCCTGCAGTGCCGTATCCGTATCAGCCGCTCATCCGACTTTGAGTACCTTGGTGGTGCCGCCCNGGCCCCCCGCCGTGCGGTTGCTGGTGCAATTGCCTTCACCCCTGCTGATACCGTTAAGGTTGAACCGCAACCNGAAGAATCAGACGATCAAGCCATGGACCGGATTGCTACCCGGTTCTCCATCCTGGATGAAATGACCCAGGCTGCCATCAATTCCGACATCCGCGCCATGATCGTGTCTGGCCCCCCTGGTGTTGGTAAGTCCTTTGGTGTTGAAAGCCAACTTGAGAAGGCTACCCTGTTTGATAAGATCGCCGGCAAGAAGATCCGGTTTGAGGTGGTCAAGGGTGCCATGACCCCGCTTGGTCTGTACGCCCAACTGTACAAGTTCTCCGACCCCAAGAATGTCCTGGTGTTTGATGACTGCGACTCCGCCTTTTCGGATGAGTTGGCTCTTAACATCCTTAAGGCTGCCCTTGACAGCGGTAAGCGCCGCCGCATCTTCTGGAACTCGGATAGCAGCCTGCTCCGCCGAGAAGGCATCCCCGACAATTTTGAATTCAAGGGTTCGGTCATCTTTATTACCAACCTGAACTTTGAGAACGTCAAGTCCAAGAAGATTGCCGACCACCTGGAAGCCCTCCAGAGCCGTTGCCACTACCTTGATCTGACCATCAACAGTGAGCGTGATAAGATGCTCCGCATCAAGCAGGTGCACCGTGATGCCAGCAAGGACCAGATTGGTGGCTTGTTTGCCGAGTACGGTTTTGAAGATGGCAAGGATACCGAAATCCTTGAGTTTATGTGGGAGAACCGCACCAAGTTGCGTGAAGTGTCCCTGCGTATGGCACTAAAGATTGCCGACCTGGTCAAGATCAGCCCTACCAATTGGAAGGTGCTGACCCAAAACACCTGTATGCGCGGCTGATACTAGCCACGCATACTAAACAACCCACCCCAGCGGTGGGTTTTTCTATTTCTGTTGACAAACTACCCTGCAAAGGTATACAATTGGTGGTAAATATAGAGTAAGGAGTAAATATGAAACCAGACACAAGCCTATTTGAAGGTATTCCAGATGATGAGAGGGAAGCCGAATGGCGTGGAATGCCAGAATTTGACCAGCCAGAAAATGGCGCTATCAGGCAAATAATCGTTAGTTTTGATAGCCAGGAAGGCATTGATGCATTTTCCAAATTAGTAAAGCAAAATATAACCAAAAAAACAAAAAGTATTTGGTTTCCTAAAAGAGAAAAGAATGATGTAGTTGACCTATTCTACGTTAACAGCGGCGATGACCGTGCAGAGGATAACTAACTTGGACAAAACTAATCCAAAATATCCATGGTACGTAGTTAGTAAGGGTAGGGCAGATAGCCGCTATACCAGTAAAGCACTTGACTTTATGAGGGTACCACACTATATTGTGGTTGAAGCCCAAGAACATGATTGGTACGACAGTGAAATTAAAAAATGGTCAGCAGAAACAGGTGCAAAGTCATATGCAAAATTGTTAGTGTTAGATCAAAAGTATAAGTCTACATATGATTTACTTGATAATCACGGTCTAACTAAATCAACTGGGCCAGGACCCGCACGTAACTTTGCATGGGAACACTCCATTAAGGAAGGTCACCAGTGGCACTGGGTTAGTGATGATAACATAATGAATTTCCTCCGCTTGAACCGGAATCTTAAGATTAAAGTTGCCGATGGCACAATTTTCCGTTGTATGGAGGACTTCTGTGATCGTTATTCCAATGTAGGTATGGCAGGTCCAAACTATCGCAGTTTTGCACCACAGAATGCTGCAATACCACCATTTGTAACCAATACCCGTATCTATAGTTGTAATCTTATCCGTAATGATCTACCATGGCGCTGGCGTGGGCGATACAATGAAGATACTATCCTCAGTCTTGACATGCTGACTAATGGTTGGTGTACAGTACAATTTAATGCATTCCTACAGGATAAACTGCGTACTCAGCGTGTGGGTGGCGGTAATACGGCAGAATTCTATGCTAAGGAAGGTACTGCACCTAAAAGTCGTATGCTTAAAGAGGCATATCCGGAATATACAGAACTAGTTTGGCGTTTTCAACGGGAACACCACCATGTAAATTATCTACCATTTAAAGATATGAAATTGGTGCGTAAACCAGGTGTAACAGTTCCAGATAATCCAGATGAGTATGGTATGAAGATAATTAGCATACCAAAAGATTACCCTGGAAGAGTTTAATATGCGCCAAGCAACAATACATATTAGTGATGAGGTAAATTGCAAGGTAGAAGGCCTTGAATTAGCAGAGCGGCGGGCCCTGATGAAGAGGTTTGAATACGAGATACCAGGTGCACGTTATTTGCCAAGTGTCCGTCTTGGTAGGTGGAATGGTAAAGTATCATATTTTAGTCTTGCAGGTTCTACCTACATCAATCTATTACCGGAAGTTGTTGAATACCTTGACAGTTGTGGGTACGACATACAACTAAATGATACCAGAGATTACACTACTGCATTTAACTTCACTGCGGTAAATGTAGATAGTTTTAGTGGAACTCTTTGGCCTAAGGGTCACCCAGCCGCAGGTCAACCGATAGTGCTGCGTGATTACCAGGTAGAAATTATAAACAAGTTTTTGGAAAACCCACAATGTCTGCAGGAGGTTGCCACTGGTGCCGGTAAAACAATTATTACAGCAGCACTTAGTAGATCATGCCAAGACATGGGTAGAACGGTAGTTATTGTACCAAATAAATCATTGGTAGGTCAAACTGAAGCAGATTACCGGAATCTAGGACTTGATGTTGGTGTGTATTTTGGTGATCGCAAGGAGCCAGGACGCCGACACACTATTTGTACTTGGCAGAGCCTTAATGTTCTACTTAAGAATACTAAGGCAGGAACTGCGGAAGTGTCAATCGGAGAATTCTTAGAGGGTGTAGTGTGTGTAATTGTGGATGAAGTGCATCAAGCCAAAGCAGATGCACTAAAAACACTACTTACAGGTGTAATGGCTAGGGTGCCAATACGTTGGGGATTGACTGGTACTATACCTAAAGAAAAATTTGAACAGGCTGCGCTACAAGTAAGTATAGGTAGTGTAGTAAACAGATTAAGTGCAAGCCAGTTACAGGATCAAGGCGTACTTGCTAATTGTCACGTGAATATTGTACAATTGCAGGATAAATCTGAATTTAGTAATTACCAGAGTGAGTTGAAACACCTGTTAGAGGCACCAGAAAGATTGGATGAAATTGCTAGATTGATTACTGGTGTCGCTAAAACTGGTAATACCTTAGTGCTGGTTGACCGTCTAACTGCTGGTAAAGAGTTGATTGATCGCATAAGTGGCAGTGTGTTTATTAGTGGCGATACTAAACTAACCGAGCGTAAAGAGGAATACGATGGAGTGGCGACGAGTATGGACAAGATTCTGGTGGCGACTTACGGTGTGGCCGCTGTTGGTATTAATATCCCCCGTATTTTTAATCTGGTACTTATTGAGCCCGGAAAGAGCTTTGTCCGCGTTATACAAAGCATTGGGCGCGGTATTAGAAAAGCAGAAGATAAAGACTTCGTACAAATCTGGGATATAACCAGCAGTTGCCGTTTTGCTAAACGCCACCTAACAAAACGCAAAGAGTTTTACCGAGAAGCAAATTATCCTTACGAGGTAGAAAAATTAAATTACAAATAATATGAAAATACTTACACTTGAAAAAAACGAACCATATAACCTTGAGAATTTACCAGAAGAGGTGGATGACTTGCGGTTTGCTATACTAGATAATAGTAATCCGCACAGTGTAGATTACCACTACATACCACTTATATTTCTGGAAAGTTTCAACAGTCCTGCTCTAGTTTTACGGGTAGATGATACCGTAATAAAAATGCCACTAGATTGGCAAATACTAATTGGTGAACCAGAATTTGGTGATCTAGAAACTGTACCATTAACAAGTATAAATGATCGTGGGTTTAAGGCTTACCAATTTAACCCAATTAGTAGTTTTCGTCCAAGTTTTCTTGACTTGGAGATAATAGACATTTATAATGATGTTACTTGGTATGCACCTAGATTGCGTAATGGACAATTCCTATGTGTGCCAATAGATGATGAGCAGAAACCAAGATGCATATATTTTGTAAAAGAAGTCAGCCGTAATTGTGAAATAGTGGATTATAGTCAGGCATTTTAATAATGGCAGCCAAAAAAGCAACAGATGTAGATGAACGGTTTACTGATCAGGAGTTTGATCTATTCAAGGCTCTTGAAGCATTAGACAAAAAAGATTATGGCTTTTACAGTAGATTACAAGAGGAACAACAACGAAAATTTGTGCCATATATGCTGTTGTGGTGGATGAGTACGGTTAAGTCTGGTGGGTTAGTTAGTAGTTACTATGTATTAAGTACGGATCAGGCAGCCAATAAGCATATGTTCAATGAATATATTACAAAGCACCCTGAACTACAGTGGATGATGCTTTGTGCAGCCAGTCCTGGTGCAGGTAAACAATTCCACCAGTGGATACCACACCTATCTGCATCTATTACTGCATTAAAAAGCACAGCAAAAGTTAAAGATATTCAGGATTATTTTGCCAAAATATATAAGGGCACGGATGAAGGAACAATTAAGGAAGCGGCAGAGGAATTTACCAGATTACATAATCATAAATGGCGTATTGGTAAAATATATCCAGAACTTAAAATTAGTGACATAGAAACACTTTCCACCCTAGTGGATGAGGGTGATGTGGAAGAGTATGAAAGATTATCAGGCGGCTAAAGAATCTAATTGGGGTTGTGAACATTGTNGTCGCACATTCCTCCGTGAAACTACCCTGGTAAAACATCTATGTGAACAAAAACGTAGGTGGTTAGATAAGGATCGTCCAGCAAACAGGATAGGATATGGTGCATGGAAAAACTTTTATAATACCCATCACCCAAACAAAAAATCAACAGAGTATAGCGACTACATTAAAAGCAATTACTACTCTGCATTTACAAAATTTGGTTCTTACTGCGTGGATATTTCAGCAGTAAACCCTGCTGCATATGCAGTATGGTTAACTAAAAATAAGGTGCCCATAGATACATGGGCAACTGATGCTGCTTATACCAGGTATCTAGTGGATTACATCCGTAGCGAGGATCCTTTTGATGCTATAAAACGCACAATTGATGCTCTACTGGATATTGCCAACGGTGAAAATATTCGCATTGAAGATATATTCAAGTATGGTAATAAGAACAAGTTGTGCTACTTAATTACAAATGGTAAAATAAGTCCTTGGCTTTTATACCATAGTTCCACTGGTGTTGATTTTCTTTCTCGTCTGGATAATAATCAAACGTTGCTTGTATTTGACTATATCGACCCCCAACGGTGGGGTATTAAGTTCACAAGGGAAAAAGAAACGGTAGAGCAAGTTAAGGATGTAATAAAGAAAATAGGATTATGAAGTTTAGTTCCGACATTGATAT